TCCGTGTCGATGTGAGTGAACTACACGCACAGTTCAACCGAGCATTGTTCGATGATACTATTGCCGAGAACGCCCGCCTCAAGGCCGAGGTCGAGCGGCTGACCAAGGCCGGGGATGCGATGGTTGATATGGTTGACTGGGAAGTGCCTTACGAACGCCGCAAGAAGCTAGAAGCCGACTGGAACGCCGCCAAGGAGGGCAAGCAGTCGTGAGCGATATGTACCAAGACCTCTTTGAGAAGATCCTTGTCCTGGAGTCCGAGAACGAGCGCCTCAAGACCGAACTCAAGTTCGCCGAGCATCGGATGATCTCCCTAGCCGAGGCGCTGGCTGACACCCGGCTAGGCTTCCAGAAGGAGATTGAAGTCCTAAAGGAAGGTCGTACCAATCCTAAGCGTGACCAAGCCACGATTCAAAAGGATAACAAAGGAAAACCTTCCCGACCTGGAAGAGAGGGCAAGATCACTAGGGATAAGCCTAAAAAAAGCGGAGGAGCTTATTAATGTCCCAACCTTCATCTGCCCAGAACCCAAGCCGGGAGAGCGCCGTATCCAACCGAAAGACCGACGGATTACCGGCCTTAGGGAGGGCGATAATGGCAGCAAAAAAGGGCAATCACTCATTCGTGATGATGAGCCTTGAGGCCGCCTTGGCTATTCACGCTATCACCAAAGTTATCCACAAGAACGCCTACCAGCGCGCCTACCAGAAGCGATACCGGGCATTTAAGAAGACTAGACTCAAGGCTAGGGTATGAAACAAGTTTCCCAAGGCTCTGGTCTACGGCGGTTTATGGTCGTAGGCTGTTCTCACGGGATCTACGCTGACCCAAAGGCGGTCAAGGCGGTCTTGGACTTTAAGAAGTGGTTCAAGCCCCACACGGTCGGGCATCTAGGCGACTTCACCGATATGTCCGCCCATATGGGTGGATCATCCGGGGAAGGTGACGCCATCAAGCCAGACCTGGACGGTGGCTTGGACTTCCTGAAGGAGCTGGGCGTAAATTTCGTGATGGAAGGTAACCACGAAGTGCGCCTCCGTCGTGATCTACGCTCTAGCAACCAACTTCGCGTTCGGGCAGCCGAGACTTCCCTTGAGGCGATTGAGGCTACCTGCCTTAAGCTCCACGCCCTATATGTCCCATACACCGGGGTATGGCAGGTATACAAGATTGCCAATTACACATTTACGCACGGAACCATTTATAACGAGAATTCCGCAAGAGATATGGCCGAGATGTACGGTAACGTAATCTTCGCCCATACCCACAAGCCGATGCAACAGATAGGCCGGCGCATCGATTCCCCGGTAGGTATGTCCGTCGGTACGCTGACCCGCCGGGGGGCTATGGATTATGCCAACACCAGGCGTTCTACGCTTGGCTGGGGGCAAGGATTCGTCTACGGTGAATATAACGACAACGCCCTATACCCATCTCTGCACATCCACGACAACGGCGAACAATGGCATCTCCCAAAAAATCTGAAGCACAGAAGCTCCTAGACAAGATTCACGAACAGTATCTTTCTGAGAAGCAGGAGATTCCTGAGGGATTTTATACAATAGCACAATGGAAGAAGATTTGGGGCGTTGCTCGATCTTCCGTTGAGCGCTACATAGATTTTGCCTTGAAGAATAAATTGATGGAAATGCGTCGTTTTAAGATTGTCACGAAAGGCAGATATTGCACGGTGGCTCACTACAAAGCCACCAGATGAATCCTATTTGTTTTAAAATCCGTGGGGGCGTAGAGCGTGAAGACGGCTCGCGAGGCTCAACCAACATCGGCAAGATGGCCGGTAAGGGATACCTTGGCAGCGAGAATAAATCCTTCACCGTACTAGCCACGCAAGATCAATACCTTTTTGCTGGACAAGGAAATAACAAGTCCACATACAACTCAACGACGCCACCAATGACCACGAAGAAAATGAAGTACCTATCGCTATTCAGCGGTATCGAAGCAGCCAGCGCCGCCTGGCATCCCCTCGGCTGGGAGCCTGTTGGTTTCGCCGAGATTGAACCTTTTCCTTCAGCCGTGCTGAAGCACCGTTTTCCCAACACACCCAACTATGGCGACATCACAAAATGGAAAGAATGGAATCTCACCCCCGGATCAGTTGACATTGTTTGCGCAGGAAGCCCCTGCCAGGCCTTCAGCGTCGCAGGTCTGCGGAAAGGATTGGACGATCCTCGTGGCAACTTGGCACTCGTCACCCTCGGACTTGTTGAACACCTTCAACCCAAATGGTTCCTTTGGGAAAATGTCCCCGGAGTGCTTACAAGTAACGGAGGAAGAGATTTTGCTGCCCTCATCACGGCATTGGGGAACATCGGGTATGGGTGGGCATACCGAGTCCTGGACGCTCAACACTTCGGAGTACCTCAACGGAGGCGACGAGTGTGGCTCGTCGCTACGCGAGGTGCTGCAAACTGGCCCCTTGCCGCAGCAGTACTATTTGACTCCGAAAGCTTGCGCTGGAATCCTCAAAAGGGCATCAAGGCGAGGAAAAGAGTTGCCGGATCTCCTGCGTCGAGCGCTGGAGGAGTCGGCAGCGAAGTTACCGCCTACGGAAGCAAGTCTCAGCCCGGAGTAGCCAACACCCTTGAGACCACCTGCCACGACTACAGCCGTGCGGATGGTTTTAATATGGTCACCGAGCCTGTCGCCTTCCGCAAGTCAACCCGCGCCCAGTCTTCGGAACACCCGGAGACTTGGGTGGATGACGGCAAGGCTAACACGCTGAATGTCCACGACCAAGGGGATGTTCACACGACACACGCCGTGGTTGAACCTGTGAACCCACAAGGCGTTGATCTTTACAATCAGACCATCACAGGCGACATTCACGTCCCGCTTCGGCCGGCCGGCGGTCACGGCGCACCAGCAGCCCTTGTCCAACCCCAGGCATTCACGGTAAGGGAGGACAGTAAGAATGATACCTTTCACGCCAAACCTGTGGATGTCGCTTTGTGCGTCAACGCCCTGCAGCCTAGCCCGCAGTCCCAACACGCACAGAATTTTGTCGTACATTGTGCTGAAACGGCTCCGACGGTTACCCAGTCTGGCCCTCCGTTCTCCCGAACCGGGAACTCTCGCGTCGAGTCCGAGGCTATGGTAGTAACCGGGGAAGACCCTGTCACCTTTCAGCCTGGTAACCTTCGTCGCCACGCTGGCGCTGAACCCAACACGGAGGCTACCACCACCCTCAAGGCTTCGTCCGGCGATCAGATGCCACACGTAGCCTATTCTTTCCGACCGAACGGCATTAGGATTGGCGATGGCATCAAGCTGGGAGAGGTTGCCGGAACCGTTATGGCTAACAGCAAGTCCGGCGATGCCGAGACCCATATACTGGCTCTTGATACTTATAATCAAAGCGTATCGATTACAAATCAAGCTCTTTCATCTTCGGCTTCAGATGTTAATCATTACGGAGCTGTATTTAATTCAACTATGATGGCGGTGCGTAGGCTCACACCTACCGAGTGTTTACGTTTGCAGGGCTTCCCTGACGGCTGGACGCAGATTCCTTGGAAGGGTAAGCCGGCCTCCGACTGCCCCGATGGCCCACAGTACAAGGCTATCGGAAACTCCTGGGCCGTGCCGTGCGCTCGGTGGATTGGTGAACGCATTGCAGAGGTCGAGCAAATCACCAATGGCGAAGCGTAAGGTACAACTAGAGCCAAAAGAGATATTCAAGACGGCCATCGTCGGAAAGACTGACGATGGTCATCTGCTTTATTCTTATTACAGACTTATCTACTGCGTGATTGAGATCAATGATTTTAGTCCATTTGATGCAAAGCAATGGGTTGACTATAATATTATGCCGATGTGTGAAGAGAGATGGTTCGGCGTAACATTCAATAAAAGATACGCTCGTAAAGGCTTGAACTTCTTCGAGGAGTAATCAGATAAGCAAACCACAACAATGACCGCCTCTGACAGAATCAAAGGTGCGAGGAACTATCTCGCCAAACTTCCACCAGCGGTATCCGGGCAAGGCGGACACCCAGCGACCTATCGGGCAGCCAGCATTCTGGCGCACGGATTTGAACTGGGATGGGACGACGCCTGGGCATTGCTTCAGGAATGGAATATGTCCCATTGCTCACCTCCTTGGGGCGAGAAGGATCTTCGTCACAAGCTGAACGATGCCTACGTCAAGCCCCACGAACGCCCGAAGGGTTGGCTGTCCGGGCGTGAGCGAGCGGTAGGCTCTAATGGAAGGATGATGTTCGACCCGAAGAGAATTGCCGAGGTTGCATTTGGCTCCGTGTCGATGACGACCGCCGACCTTCTGCTGGCTGCCTTCAAGGACGACGAGGTGGTCTGCATCACGAACGAGGCCGGTCAGAATGAAGACGGCAAGTACTTCCCGGCGTCAAAGGGTAACTTTCTCACGCGCGCCGAGTGGATCAAGCGGTTCTTCGGCCCTGACGCCAAGGGTAAGTCCTATTACGAAAGCGAAGATCAGGGAGCCTGGCTCCGCATCAATCCGTTCAAGCCGGACGACTTCACCGGGACGGACACATCGGTGTCTTCATATCGCCACGTCTTGGTCGAGTTCGACAAGAAGAACAGGGAGGAGCAGATTGCTATCTTCCACCAGTCCAATCTTCCCATCACGGCGCTCATCGACTCCGGCGGTAAGTCCGTCCACGCTTGGGTTCGGGTGGATGCCGAGACCAAGGAGCAATGGGAGGAACGCCGTAATACGGTGTATGACTTCCTTGGAGATCACGAACCAGACCCCCAGAATAAAAACCCATCCCGCTGGTCTCGCCTAGGCGGGGTGATGCGTGGAGAGAAAGAGCAGAAGGTTCTGGCGCTCAAGGTCGGTGCGGAGGACTGGGACGCTTGGGTAATCTGGCGTGACGGTCACGACCTGCCCGACGAGCTGCGAACGGACTTCCTTGAGACCTACGACACCCAGCACGACCCGAACCACGTCATCGGTCACGGACGCTGGCTGTGCCGTGGGGGTAGCCTTCTTATCACCGGCCAGTCTGGTATCGGTAAGTCTTCCTTCACGATGCAGACCGCCTGTTCTTGGGCGCTAGGTCGTGAACTATTCGGCATCCCGGTGAAGCGCGCCCTCAAGGTCGGCGTCATCCAGGCTGAGTGCGATGTCGGCGACCTTGCCGAGTCCTATCAAGGGGTGACCTCTGCTATGAACTTGTCCAAGGATGACAAGGCGCTCCTGCGTGAGAACCTCCGCTTCTTCACCGAGACCACCAAGACCGGGAAGGACTTCGCAGACCTCGTCCGCAAGATTGTGGTTCGGATGCAACTTGATGTCATCTTCTGCGATCCGCTGCTCTCCTATGTCGGCGGTGACCTATCCAAGCAGGAGGTGGCTTCCCATTTCCTCCGCAACCTTATCCAGCCCATCCTCAAGGACACCGGGTGCATCATCGTTTTCACCCACCACGAAGGTAAGCCGAAGCCCAAGGAGGTCACGGAGGGGCAGACTATCAGCGATATGGCATATTCCGGGCTTGGGAGTTCCGAACTCGTAAACTGGGCCAGAGCGATTATCAACGTCCGCCGGGAGTCCAAGGACTATCCCATCTTCTCGTTCAACCTTACCAAGCGTGGCAAGTTGGCGGGGATGCGGATGCCGGACGGCAAGCCTACCCTGTCCATCAAGTTGCGCCACGCCGAGGGCAAGGTGCTGTGGGAGGTCGCACCCCTGTCCTCCAAGTTTGAACTCCTCAAGGTCGGGGAGCAGTACGCCCACTTCGCCTCCAAGCCGTCCACCAGCCGGGGGGCGCTGATCAAGGAGCTGGAGACCGACTATGGTCTGAACCAAGACCAGGCACAGGCGGTCATCAAGGCTATGGTCACCAATGGCATCCTTACGCCTAAAAAGGTGGGAGCGACCCTGTTTTACTCTGGAACGACCCCCTCAGAATGACAAAAACCGACCGCCAAGGCGTTTTGGTAGACTGGTTGGTATCTACCTATTCCCCTTTTGCCCCCAAAGTCGCCAAGCCAGCGCTGACCCCATCATCAGCGAAGCCACGACGAGGGCAACGGCGATGTCGCGCGAAGTCTGGAGGGCAAGCGTCGCCTCCGAGAGCTGACGCTCGGTCTTGAGGTCGTCAGACTTGATACCGCTATCGGTGATTAGCATAACCATCGCCTCTGTCGATGCGAAGGCGTTGAGAACCCCATTGACCACCCAAGCGGTGTAAAGGGCGCAGACCGAAGCCAGAACTAGGATAGCCCCAACGGCGAACAGAAGATTGTTATCTCCGTTTGGATTTGGTTTTTCGTTTCCCATTAGTCTTTGTGACCGAGGCGATTTCCTTTTCGCCTCTGGCTTTGATGTAACGCAGTAAGTAGTCCAAGACTTCCGGGGCCGCGTAGCCGGAAGCACCGACGGCAGCAAAGCGGAGCGGGACAGATTGGATATGCTCGGTGACAGCCCAGCCCACAAAGGCAGCGGTGATGGCTGCCGCGAAGATGCGACGGATCACCCAGCCCGGACTGACTGGCTCGGTTGAGAGGAGAAGCCTGGCGACCATAGCTCCAGAGCCAAGCGCCGAAGCGATGACTCCGTCTTTGACCACCTGCTGGTAGTCGTCTGGATTACTCGCCGGAGGAGGGGGGGACATCTCGGTTGACCGAATCCCGCACCTTATCAAACAGCCAGTAGATTCCTAGCCCGGAGACGGCAACTAGGGTAGATCCAGCGATGTATTCAAAGTAGGGGGAATCGATGATAAATGGTACGGAGCCACAAAATGCCCCGGCGAGCAGGATAGGGATGCCGATGCGGAGCGAGGCAAACGCACAGGCAAGACCGCCGACGACGGCGAGACCGGCCCCGGTGAGAGTCCAGATGTTATTGGAGGCTTCTTGCTTCACGCGAGCGACCTCGGCTGTTAGTTCCTTGATCTTGGAGTCCTTGAGTTCTGAAACCCGCTTGGCTTCGGCTTGGTCTTTCTCCATCTTAGCCCAGTCGGTGTTGATCTTCGCCAGGAGCTTCTTGCCGTACTCCTCTGCGTCCTTGTAGTCCTTCTGGTCAGCCTTGCTGGCGCGCTGGCGCGCGAAGGCTAGGTCACCGTCGGTCGGGGCCGGCAGGTAGGATGATGCGACGCCCAGCTCTGCGCGGACGACGGCTGGCTTGTCGGAGTTCTCCTTGGCTACCGCTACGGCAGCAGATACCCGGTTGTCTGCCTTGTCTTGCACCTTGCCGACCTCCTGGACTATGGGCGTGACCGGGGCGTCGGGTTGCTTAGGTAGGTCACCCTTGGTGGCGCACCCAACCAGCAGGACGACTGGGAGAGTGCGCCACATTGGATTACTCCTTGGACTTGAGAGCGTTCAGCAGTTCCTTGCCCTTGGCGAGCTTGGAGCTGTTGGCGTTCTTGACGCCAGCGTAGAAACCGCCAGCGAAGCCGATGATGAGGGAGATGATAGCGATGATCATAGGATTAAGCGGGACGAAGGCCGAGGCGGTAGTTCACGCCGTTGATGGTGACCAGGAGGTCTAGGGTGTCCGAGCCTCCAGTATGGGAGGCCGTTCCAGTAGGATTAAAGGACAGGCCATTGAACGAGATGCCGTTGCCGTCCACCCTAATGGCCGCAGTAGCGTCCGGGGCAGTACCTACGCCAACCTTGCCGAACTGATCTACGACGAAGCGGGTGGCATCGGGGGTGGTGCTGTCCTCAACCTCGATGGCATTACCAGAGCCACGCTGGGTGACACGGAGGGCCGCAGTTGTGCTACTGCTTGTGTCGATCACCATCTGCCCGGTAAAGGTGTTGAACTGATTTAGGACGGCTAAGTTGTAATTAATCCCGCTAGTCCGATAGGTCAGTTTAGGCGAGGCCGCATTTGAAATCCACAGGTCTCCGTTAGTTGCCGAAGCCGGAGCAGAGTCGCATTGACCTCCAAGGTTAATGCTTGGAGAACTTGAACTAATCGTGGCAAAATTGACCTTACCAGTAAAGGCCGCACCAGAGAGGTTGGCTTTGGTGTCAAGTACGGCATAAGGAGCATACACCTCGACAGGGCCATCTCCTTGGTTGTTATCAACGAAGAACTTTCCTTCCTTGATGATAGTGCTTCGTCCCTGGATGGGGGCCGCAGGGCCGTATTCCCAAAGGTATAATTGAGGATTAGCACCACCAGTATTATTGGTAGAAAGACGAGCGAGTCCAGTAGCGTCACCACCAACGCCAACCTCAGTTGCAGTCATATACGCATTTGCGTTCTGGTAATTGAGGAATCCAACACGGAGTATGCTACTGGTTAGGCTACTAGTGTATGCATTAACACCGCTTGTTACTACGCTAAGGCCGCCCGAACCCGGAGTGTTTGTGATCGTGGCAGTCCCGGTCAAAGCGGGAGAAGCATTCGTGGCGTAAGGCGTAAGCGCAGAGGATGTGATGAAACCTTGCGGATTGCTAGAAAGATAATAGTTCTGGTCAACTACCCATTGCTGGGTGGCAAATCCAGCAACATCGGCCTGGGTAATGAATCCAGCAGGGTTGCTGGCATCATACTTGGTCGTATTTAGGAAGGACAACTCGGATGCCAAGTCTGTCTGGTTATTAATGTCCCCGGTGATCTGTCCCCAGACGGCAGAGGTGACAGTCGGGATGTCGCTGATCGTGGCAAAGGGGTTTGCTGCCGAAGGGGAGTCAGCTCCGTTGATAGCGCCGGCCACATCCGAGCCGAGGGTTTCGACTCCAAGGTTCTGCCAGATGACATCCTGCGTGGAAGCGTCCGGGTTCTGGTCGATGTCTCGACGTACGAATCGTGCGTTGGCAACCTGTTCGGATAGGGCTACTCCCAATGGAAGAGGCTGAAGTACGCCATCCGAAACGACGTCTGCAAAGACATTGCAAGGCGTCTGGATGAGGGTGTAGCGCTTGTCGTCTACGCTCATTGAGACCTCAAGAGTCGTAGACTTGCGTTCAGCTCCGGCAAGGAACTGGTGGCACTCGGCGGTGGCAAAGTTGATAGATCCGGAGTAGCCGTTGTAGCCTACAAGGCTGCCGGAAGCCGTAAGGACGCTGTCCTCGACGATGGCGATGTCCCATTGGTACTGCCCGGTAGCAAACGCTTGAGCCGGGGATAGCGCGGAAGTAATAGAGGCCGGCGAAGCATTGTAAGCCAGCGTGGCGGTCTTCGTGCCGTAGGCGATGGTAATCGTACCAGCCTTCGGCTGTGGTGAAATGGTCACCCTGTAAATCTTGTTAGTTCCGTTCCAAGCCTGGACTTCGCTGACGGTAACCGTAGGCGAAGGAAGTGGAGTCCAATCTACGCCTAGAGCAATCGGATTCTGGCGCAACTCAACAAAAACAATCTGGCGATGTTCGGGATTGCCGGCCTGTACGAGGCTGATGGACTGGTAGGAGGAAGGGGTAAGGGTGTCTGAGCCGATGCCGATGGTGGGCTTGAGGCCATAGGTGTTCCAGGTGATGGTGTAACCATCCCCGGTCTTGTAGACGCCTACACCCCCAGCATTGGAGACGGATGGAAGGGCGTTGAGAGCCGATGCCACTTGCGCCGTCGTAGCGTTATAGGGCATAGGCGCTGTCTCGACTTCATCGACGGACAACTCCCAAGAACCGCCAGTAGGGTAGGTATTGGTATCGCCTACGGCTACGCTGATCTCCGCGCCAGCCGGGAAGGGCAGTTCGACCGGGGAGGTTCCGACGCCGGAAGAAGCCACGATGTGGAGTTCAAGCTGGGCGACATTGCCTTGGTAGAAGGCGGGAGCTGCGGCTTGGATGAATGCATTCTGGTTCGCAAGCAGACGGTTGGCGTCCGTCGCCATCCAAAAGCGGTAGGTGTTGATAGCCATAGTCCTATACCTAGCCCCTAGTCAAAGGGGTCAACCTTTAAGTTAAGACCTTCAACTTCTGGATGGTCTGGATACCGAAACCCCAGTTGTATTGAGCCACATACTGTCCAGGGCCATTCGTGTCATAAGCGGACTCTTCTAGGGCCGCCGAGCCTGGTGGGGCTACCATTATTGAACCGACCATCTCATCGAAGTCCTTCGTATCCATACCAAGCCAATACATATTACCTTCCCAATAACTTGGATTTGAAGGGTCTGTGAACTGCGGGTATTGGATATACCACCCTCCGTAAAGGTGAATCTTCCTAAGCATAGTTCCGCTTTCGCTTATAAAGAAGCAAGGCGGGTAAATATCAAATGAACCAACAGGGTAATATTTATTATGTGCTAAATATATTAAAGGGTCATCTGGGGGCCACCCCACAACATCATTAGTTCCAGGGTTCCATAGGCATCCACGAAGGGATGCCCAAGTGCTGTAACCTCCGTCTGTGCCGATCACAAAGCCCATTAGATACGAGCGTAGTAATAGGTGGCAGTAAGCGTTCCAAGTTTGATGCGGTCAGACCACAGAGACCCGGTGATGAACTGCTGGATCTCACCTCCAACCAATGTAGCCACCTTGACATAGCCGAAGTCATCCGTGTCAGACGGCATCGTAGTTCCAGACTCGACCATAATCTGATATGGGTATTCGTTGTCAGAACTATTAACATCGCAACGAAGCCAGACAGAGTCACCATTAACAAGAATGAAGGTATCGCTGATGTTCTGGGGGATGATGTTATTAACAGTTCCTGTGCAGATTTCATAGACAACATCATCTCCAACCACTCCGTTGCGCTTGACCTTGAACGGAGCGCACTCGGACTCGTCTTGGCAACCGCCAGCCTTGAAGTAGAACTCCTGCGAGAAGTTTCTGAATGTCCAGGAGTTGGGAACCTGTCCGTCAACAACCGGGAACATACCAGTAAAGTTGTTATCTCCTTCAAGGTTATCACAAGCCAGCATATCATCCCGGTTGACAACCTTGTTGAACGCAGGGCTTGCGTTTGACTGGATGGTGTACGGATCGTCGTCGCTGGTAACCCCTTCCTTGTTCATAATCTGAGTTCCGTTGAACTTAGGCTCGGTGTCTAGGGTTAGGCTACCAGTATGATACTGGTCGATGATGTACTCGTAGGGCCAAGACTCGATGCCAGCGTTATTCGCAACCAGAAGAGGGATGTCCGTGGCTTCTAGGTCATTAATGAAGGTGACATAGAAGTTCTGTTCACTCGTCTTGGTTACAGAGATGTTGCCCTGTAGCGCGGGAATAGCCTGTAGGGCATTGAACAGGTTGATGGCGTTGTTGTAGCCAGCCCAGGGAGAAGGATAAAACGGATTAGAAGGAATGCCGTCCAATGTAAACACAACGAACCCATCCTTGGGTAAGGCCGGGAAGTATATGTTCTGAATCATATTTCTGCTATCGCTGGACAACTGGGATACGGAAACCTGTGCATTAGCCGAAGGCGCTGGCCTGGACTCGATACGAGCGATCATCTTAATGTCGTATCCGTACTTCATCGGATTGAACCAAGTGGAGTGACAATGCATCCAGTCGGCAAACTCCTCTGTGCTTTCCGAATCATACCCAGTCATCTTCTGGACATTCATAGTCTGGGTGTATAGGCCAGCCCCGGTCTGTCTGAATAGTTTGCCTACATTGCTTCCGTAGGCGTCGATCAGCGAGAGGAAGGGCTTTCTTCCTTGGAGCGGAGTGGGGAGTGAGAGACTAGGGCCAGTCCAGACATCCCAGTAAGAGGCGCAGAGATACCATTGGCCTTCACCGCTAATCTTATAGCCGCCACCGAGTTCCATCCATCCGTCTGATCCATCACTTGCTTCCTTTCTCCAGCCAGTTGGAACAACTTGAACCTTTGTATACTGGTACTGGAACTTCTCGGAGTATGCCCCAATCTGAATCCAGGGCATATTGCTCTGGGTGTACGAGATGGTTCCGTTGCCAATCTTGAGAAGCATATCCCCGCTGGAGTCCACATCGATTCGGCACTCAAACGGAGCGGGTCGAGCCTTCTGGAAGGCTACCGACGGAAGTTGCGGAGGCAAAAATGGAGTGTTTGCCTCACCACCACCACCACCACCGGGGAAGACCATAGACCCGATGAAGTTCTGGGTGACGATCCATTGAGGCGGAGTATCTTCTTCCGAACCTTCTGGGACTTCATACTTGGCGCTGCCGACCTTGATGGCTTGCCAAACGGCGAGGGGGAATGGAGGCGTTCCGGGAAATGTTACTGGGCAGGTAAGTTCGTATCCTGTGTTAGGAACTGCGATGATGATAGGATCGTGGTCAATCGGTAGCATCGTGGACTTGAAGACGTAGATGGCTACGTCAATGCCTTCGATGTTAGGAACACGGATACCTCCGTCACCGATGAACGTAGAGTTCTCGTCGTCGATGATTGGGAACGTCGGGAGTGCGAACCAGTTTTTAATGGTCGTCTGCGTAACGCACTTATCAGTAGGAATCGGAACAGGAATAGGAATTTCGTCCTGCGGTAGTACAGGGATCCATACGACCTCACCCTTAACAACACGGATGATGGAAAGACCCAGCTCTTCGCCGGCCACTTGGTACGGCTCGACCACAATCTCAAACTGTTGGAGAAGGGGCGCTTTACCTTCCTGCGTCTGCTGTGGGATATACATCCCAACTCCACCGTTCGTTGCGGTAAAGATTACGCCGTCAGACGGCCCAATCTGCGCCTTGTCGGCGGAAGTAGCCAGCTTGTTGAATGTCTTGGCATACAGGTGGTCACCCGGCGACATACCGCCGGAGTGATTGTTAGAAAAGCCTTCTAGTCCCATTAGTCGTTAGGGCTGGTTTCGTCGAGGGGGTAGATATCTGGATCCCAACCAATGATGCCAGACATCATAAGGTCAGCCTGGACTTTATAGAGGCCACCGTAGACTTCGACAGAGGCGTTCGTGCAAAGGTAGTTTCTGTTGCGCTGTATGCCGTCGGGAAGGGTGAGTGGCAGGTCGGAATCAAACTCGTCCAGGAGGGTGTTGTAGGGAGGGGGCAGCACGATTGCTCCGATGTTGCCGTAGTTAGCCCAACCGACGCGACGAATAGTCAAAGATGCCGTTTCAGAACTATTAGTGTAGGCAAGGCAACGCAGGGTGATGCCAGGCTTGAAGTAGGATCTAACACCGGCCTTTAGGTTCACAGGATCTTCTGGCTTTGTGGATGGAAGAAAGCCTACGAACTGGTACTGGGTCTGCTGTCCAGAAGCCGTAGTCACTACGGCGAAATGAGCCTTGTTAGGATTGATGGCAGCATCACTCTCGTTGTCGAAAATGTACTTCGCAGGGCCGGCTAGGACTTTCCCAATCTTGGCGCATTGAACTTTGCTGAAATTAGGGTGAGTCTCAATGGCTTCCTGCCCGGTGGCGCTTGAGACCTGCACCTGCGTGATCGTAGAATCCGAGGCTCCGTCAATACCACAGTAATCGGCAATGACCGTGCAAACGCCGTTGTTGGTCGTTGCGACGGCCTTATGAAGGGTCATATTCTCCATATTCTCGATGGGGGGAGAACTACCGCGAGGGAAGTCGGTCGCTATGTCATAAGACTTGTCGGAGTCGGCGACGAACTTGAGCTGCATCGTGACAAGGCCAAAGCCGTCGTGGGAGACCGTCCAGGTCTTGTCCATCACCCAGTCAGCCTGGAGCTTCTGACCGAATTCTTTGAACGTGATGCCGTTAGGCTGGTAGATAGGGATGGTCATTTTATTTTGCTACTGGGCCGTTGGTATCCACAGGGGCGGGGGTATTGTCGGTTCCTCCAGCGCCGTTTGCAAGCCTTTCGACGGCTTCGGCGGTACGCCGGGTGTTATCCGAGGTCTGCTGGGCGAAGTCAACGCGAGAGATAGCGGATAGGACGTCACCGCCACCGACCTGTTGCATCGTGGAGGCAGCCTGGAAGATCCCGGACTGGAGGTTGGGCTTGTTCTTGAGTTCCTCTTCGCGAACCTTGAGGAGTTCTTCATACACAGCCCTAGGCTTTTCTCCCATCTTTTCCTTGTCCTTGCCGTAGACTTGCTCGTACTTAGAGATGACATCGCTGGTAGTTTCACCTACGCCCCTAGTTCCGTAAGCCTCCAATTTAGTACTCTTAAAACCACCAATGGCGTTGAGAAGGAACCTGGAAATACTTTCGTCCTTTTTACCAAGAAGTGCATCAGCCCTTTGCTTTGCGGTAAGTCCAGAATGACCACCGTGAGGGTTGGCCATATCTTGAATAGAGGCTATGTCATTTTTGCCAAAACCCACCACAGACTCTACAAAGTTAGACCAGAAGGTCTTTCCGGTATTAGTAGCCATACGGCCGGCAGCCGATACGCCGGAGACGGTCGTTGTCTTTAGAACAGGGGCATTGTTAGCAATCTTCTCGATTTCAGCGCGACCCTGCCGGAGCATTGGGATCATCTGCTTAAAGGAGTCGCCGTAAAGTTCGTTACCGAGTCGAGCCATATCGGCTGTCTCAGCGTGTTTCTGGTAAGCATCGGCCATCTTTAGGATGACGTCCAGGGAGGAGATGCTATGGTCTCGGACGCCTTCGATGCTGATCCCAAGGCGTCGCATTGCGACGATGCCATTGCCACCCTCAAGAGCCATCTTACCCATCGCCTTGTTGCCATTTGCGATGGCGCTGACGAAGGTGTCAAACTCGACGCCGGACATCTTGGCAGCGTATCCGTACTTCTGTACTTGCTCGACGGAAAGGTCGGTGATGCGAGCTGCTGCTTGGATTTTCTGGGCATACTCGATTCCCTCTTTGGTTCCTCTTACGCCGATGTTGATGACCTGTTGAAGCAGATTAATTCCGCTCAACATATTCTCGGCTTCGTTACCTAGGTCTTTCTTAAACTGATCTCCCCAGCCTTTAGACCAAGGGTAGATGTTTCCGCCCCCACCCCCACCACCCCCACCGCCCCCACCGCCGGAGCCTCCACCGCCAAATCCACCGCCGGAGCCTCCAGAACCCCCACCGCCCCCCCCGCCGGAAGGGCGAGGAGCGGTAGCGGTAGCAGTACCCCCAGAACCACCAGCGCCACCCCCGCCGACAGGGATCTGCGCCGGAACGGTAGCACCTTGTAGGCCGGTGGTATCGGCGACGAATTTAACTTTTACTTCGTCGCTCATTTTTTCTTGGGGATATTCATTTTGTTTAGCATCTCCATCGCGGCCTTGTCACGGTCATCGACGACATTGATGTCGGCTCCGGCAGCGATGGTGTTTGCGACGTAAAACCATACGGCTTCGGATTCCGGCATCGTCCAGGCTTTCTCATATTCGATGCCATTACGGATAAGGTTAGACACGCAGGACAGGACGGTTCCTACACCCCTGCCGTTGCCATTAGACTTCTTCTCCCAAAGGATAGGAGCGTTGTCTTGAAATTTCAGATATTCGCAGAACTTCTTAAGCTCCTCGTTGTATTTTGCGGAATCCGTTAAGAGTAGCAAGAACGCCTGGGAGTCGATGTCGTTAGCCTTGATCGAAAGCATTTCGCGCAGGTCATAGGTCGAAAGGATTCGACAGGCCAGGACTAGGTCTTGTGGCGACATCACTTTGTTGGTGAAAATCGCCGGAGACTCAATCTCCGTTAGGATCAGCGTATGCCTAAGGCAGATAGGTTTAAGCTTACGACCACAGACCTCCATCTCCAAGATGGAAGTCTTGATAGCCTGTGTAAAGCGGTCGTCCAACGGCCGCTATTGCCGTTAGGCAATCTCCTGGTACTTGATTCCTCGGATGGACAACTTACGGTACTCTTGGTTAGAGCCTCGGTCGGTCACTTCCTTGATAATAAAGACAAAACCGCCGTAATTGAGAGTCTGACCGGGTTCAACGGAGTCAAGAACCCTAATGACACCTTCGATGGTAATCTCGTTGCGCTCGTCGTCCAGGCGGTTCGTGATGACACGACCCTGCTCGTCCATCACTTCGACATCGAGGCCAAAGCGGACAGTCCAAGAATCGGATTGCACAACAACCCCGGTGACTTCGTCAAGGGGGCCGAAAACAAGGGCTTCGCCAAATTCAAAAAGAGCCATAGTGGTAGATTATACCACTAGCCGACTGTCAAACCGGGGAGGGTGGGAGTACGGCAACCATCGTATAATTGATAAGGTTACCGTAATTTCTGCTCTTCATACCCTCTTCGTCGGACTCGATCCAGCAAGCGTACATCTTACCCTCGGAGCCATTTGGGTTCCAAAGAGCCTTCAAGGCATTAACATCAGCCATTAGTCCGTGGACATTGCTCACGCGCTGTCGGTGGGTAGCCAAAGTGTCGTCGTCGGCGCTGGAATAGACGAACACATTGATCTTACAGCGGTAGTTTCCCAGCGGGGTAGCCCCTAGGGCAGGGTCGGGCATAGCGGCCTCGCAATAGGCGATTACGAGGGGTACAACGCGAAGCTCCTCGGTGATGCCCTTGTGGACGGTTACCCCGGACAGGTTGGCAGCGAGGTACGCTGAAAGCTTGTCTTCGATGATGGAACGGATGATGGCGCTCATTGGATTTCAAAGCCTCTGCCGACATTGTAGTGGCTGGCAATATGATAAAGTAGGTTGGCGTTGTTTGAGGCAACAAGTTTATTATAAATCTCGACCCGCATAGAGTATGCTCGGTGGTTAAGGGCATACCTGTATCCGTCCTTGGTAGCCCTATGGAGACCCTGCACCTTGTTTCCTACGGTAACGGAAGGAAGCGTGGAATTGCCTAGCCTATTGTCCAGGACACCAGTACCCCATTGGTTTCCGATGATCCATTGACCAACCCCCTTCATCGACCCCAGTTGGCTACCAGCCGTGTACCAGCCGGCCTTGAGGCGACCGACGTGGGCTTCTACCCTCTTGGAGTAGGCGCTGACCATCTTGCCGTCATCATCCACGACGTAGCGCTGACCATAAGTAATGGCAGCCTCCATATTATCGAAGTATCCGGCTGTATGGTCTCCGCCACGAACACGCTTATGGACATCGGCCACCCTGCCTCCGTAGTAGGTGGAAAGGTCTACCAGACTACCACTCAAGACAGCCCCCTGCTGGGCAAACTCCCATTCTTGGAACCTTCTCCAAAGCGTAGTGCCTTCGGAGCTGTAAGGGTGGACGAGTAGCCAGTCCGGCAACTTAGGGTCAGAAAGGGTCTTTCTAGCCCTCAACCAGGCGTGGAACACACCTTCATTGCCAAACTGTAGGATCTCCCCGGCGCTGACATAACGGAGGGGCAGGAATAGAGAAGTAATCTGGGACTTTACGCGACGCTGACCAGACTGCTTGGCAGCATTGGATTTTCCGTCCATACCCATTCCTCCAGACCACGGCATAGTGTAGTCCAGCATATCCCAGCAGAATAGCCTTGCTTGCTTCTTGAGGAGCTTGGCAGCGTTTCCACCCATAGCAGTAATGTACGCGCCAAGGTGCTGGCGGAACTCCTGCATATTGACGACGACACCCTTTTTGACCCGGATGAATCCTTTGGGGGTGTTCATTGCACCTTGGTCTGAACCCTAGCGACAAGCCACGCCGAAGGAGGCCTGTTGGCTAGAGCGACGATTCGGTATTCTTGACCGTCGTAGATCACGATGTTCCCGAAGGCGAACAGACCCGGCTGGGCTGCGGCGTGGGTTCGTAGGATCTTTACCTCAAAGGTGGTCTGGTTGAGGAAGCCACCAGTCTCCATATCCTGGAGAACCATAGGAGTCGTCACTTGAGCCTTAAAGGTAACAGGAGTGCCTCCGGGGACGGCTTTAATCTGAATATCCTTACCAATCTCGTTGAGAACGGATAGGGCATCAGCCGTGAATTCATCCCAGATGGACATACCTATTGCCTATGGTCAAAAGAAGAGGCCCACCACTTGTGTGGTGAGCCTCTCTGCATTGGCGCGTCGAGGGGTGGACTTCACCCCTCTGAAAATTACGCGAAGGTGATCTTCTGGAGCGCGTCCGGGTTGCCCTTGCCAGAACCGATGAGCCAGTTGGCGGAGAGCTTGTGGAGACCAGCCGACCAGTCGTACCAGTAGCGGAGAGCGTAGGAGAACTGGCTGTCCGGGTCGGTCACGATGGTCTGTTCGCCACCACCAGTCGTGGGGGCAGCAGGAACGCGGGTCACGACGACGAGACCTTCCTTGCAGGAGACCACGCCGTTGAGGCCGGCTTCAAGACCAGCAGCGTCGAAGCCGTTGTACTCGTAGAAGTCGATGCCGTGGATCATACCGAGGCGGTTGCCACGGATGACGTCGGAAGTACCGATGGAGAACGCCTGGGCGATCACCGGGTCGGAGATGAGCTGCTGGTAGGCGTCGGGGGAGACGAGGGCAGCGCGACCTTCCTGCGGGAGGTTGGCGAGCGTAAGGCTCTTGGCGATGTTGGAGACGGCGATACGGTTGAAGCCGGACTGAGCGCCATCGTAACCGGCCTCGAAATCGCCATCGACCTTGGTGAGAACCTGGTCGAAGAGGGACTTGACGACGGCGTTAGCCATCGGAGCCATAAAGAGGCGACGGAGGCGTTCGAGCGACAGGGTAGCCACTTCGTAGTCGGTGAAAGCGACGGTGACGTGCTTCTGGTCGACGAGGGTCACCGGGACATCCGTCGAGACGGCGTCGGATTCGACGAAGCCAGTCGCGCGGTTGTAGTTCTGGGCGGTGAACTTCCCGGCGTAGCGGGTGTGAACGGTCGTACCGCGCTCGGCGACATAAGCGCCGAAGTCGGTAACCGCGATTTTGGTCAGAGGAGCGAGCTGCGGAACGAGCGTCCGCAGGGACTCTTCAGCCACGAGCTGGAGGGTCAAGCCTCCGATAGCGTTAGACATAGTAGTGTTTTAGGGTTTGAGGTGGAAAGATTAGCGAAGACCAGCGAGGCGCATCAGAGCGCTCTTGTTGAGGTCGTAGAACTTCTGGGCGGCCTTGGCATCGGACTTCTTGAGGACAGCCCACTCTTGGGCGATTTCTTCGTCCGTCTTGCTGGAGGCAGACGCTTCGATGGGGGCGACTTCGACAGGATCAACGCCGACAGAGGCAGCAATCTTGGCGGCCTTTTTGCCAGCCGTTTCAAACGAAGCTTCCAGGGCGAGGTACTTCTTGCCGGCCTCGGCAAGGGCGGTTTCGAGTTCGGTGACCTTGGCAGCCATCTTCTCGATAGCCGAAACGGAGTCGGCGAGCTTGGAGGCAAACTCGGTCAGTTCGGCTTCCTTCGACTCAAGGGCTTCCTTGGTCTTGGTAAGTTCGACGGACGAGGCTTCAGCTTCAGCGGCCTTCCCGGTGAAGGCTTCCTTGAGCGAATTAAGGCGTTCTTCGATGGTCATAGCGGTTATTGCAGTTAGCCGGGTGTCAAACGACGTACTCTGACAAGATGTCTTCCATACCGCTCACAACCCCGGTAACGAAGCCCTTTTCAGCGGCCTTTTTCCCCACGAAGGACTGACCTTCCATATCCTCGTCCTTGACGTACTTTCGGACGGATTTAACGGTCTCCTTGAAGGTCTTGTGGGTTTCATCGACATCATCCTGGAGGTACTTGCGCTGATCGTCCGAGAGGCTAGTGCCTTCCATCCCGATAGCCTTGTACTTGCCGGACTTAATAACCTCCATCTTGACGCCGTCCATCGCGTAGGCTTCGGACACATCGGGGAAGGCCATATAGACTCCGACCGAACCGATTTCTGCGGATTTGGTGATATTGAAGCGCTTGGCTTGCGAGCCAAGGTAATAGGCAGCGGAAAGACAGGCTTTCTCGCAGTATGATTCACAGTACTTCGGCATCGTGCGGATCTTCTCAGCCAGCTCGTCGAGACCGTCGGTGCTACCGCCGGGGGAATCGAAGTCCAAGACCACTTTCTCGACCGTGTGGTTGGCAAGCGCCTCGTCGATATTGGCGGAGATGTCTTCGACGTCCACGCCATTGCACATCTTCTCGATGTCCGATAGTCCGCGTCCAATGACACCCTTGACCGGGATGACGGCGGTCTTGCCGACAATCTCCATCTTGGGCTGTTCGCCAAACATCATCTTTAGGATTTCGGAGACCTCGGAGGCCTTGGTGTCCGTGGTGACCTCAAGCGCCTGGAAGCGGTCGATGTGGGACTTGGCAATAGATGGGTGGATCATCAGAGGCCGCCCGGTCTTCATCGCTTTGATAAGGTGTCGCATATGGTATAAAAAATAAAAAATAAAACTGGTTACCCCTGCGGGTCTTCCAGTTCGTCGGATTCGGCGTCGTCCTTCTCGGTCTGGGTCTCTGCGGACACGTCTGCGCTGGACTTCTCGTCCAGGTCTTCGTCCACATCGACTTCATCGACTTCCGCTTCCTTGGGTTCTTCCCCGGTGATATCCTGTAGCGCCACATTCGTGGGCTTGATAATCATCCAGAGCGGAACATCGTATTCCTCCGCCATATCCTTCATCAGTTTGGCTTCAATGGCTCGACGGCGAACCATCGTGGAGAAGTGTTCACCCTCTTCCAGGCAGTTGTCGCCAATGGTCTTGAGACCAAACTCGATGTCGGCACGGTTCTGGGCAGCATCACGGCCGGCATCAACGGTGACGGACTTCGGAGTCGTCCAAAGAACCTTGTGCCAATGTTCGCAGGAACGAGCGTTGGTGCAGTTGATGGCGTCGCCGATCACATAACCCCAGACAGGGGTGAGGAGTCGGTTCATCAGCACGGACTGGAAGTGTGCAAATTTGCGCGCTGCCTTTGCGACGATGAGACGCATCGAAGCACCGCCGGCCTTCGCCGGATCGTGGACGAATTCGTAAGGAAGGATGCCAGCCAAGGAATCTCGGATAAGATGCTCCATAAATCCGTTGAACGTCGGATTAGGGCGGTTGGACATAAAGGACTCCAGTTTCTCGCCGGGGGCGAGCGCTAGAATCTTACCGCCAATAAAGGTCGAAGCCTCGTCCGGGTTGGTAACGCCATCATTCCACGACTGTGGCTTCATACCAAAAGCCTCAAAGTCAGACTGTGCGCCGTCGAACTGGGCAGTCTCTCTCGTAAGGGTGCGAACGATGTCGCTATTCATCTTTACGGCAAACTTCTCCAGGCTGATGATTTCCAGCATATCAACGATGTTGTTGATCGAGTGCTGGAGGGGGCTGTAAGCGCGAGCGCCGGAAGCGACTTCCGGCTCAAAGATATGCAGGACTGCCCCGGCAGGAACACGACGGCTAGAGCCGTCAGAACGAAGGATATTGTACCATTCCGGCTTTCCGTACTTTCCAAACTTAATGCCGTCGGTCTCGTCGGGAGGAGGAGCGCCACTCTGCGCGCTGGACACTCGGTGGGCTTCGATGATTTGGAGCTTGGGAGATCCAGCCTGGTCTCGCGTCTTGATGATGAAGCATTCGCCGTCACGGTAGACGAGGCGGGTTACGATATGTTGAAGTTCGTAGAAATTGAAACGCCCGGTGATGTCACAGGGGTTAGTAGCCCACTCGTCAAAGTAATCTTCGTATTCCTTGTCTAGATGGGACGAGCCTGTACGAGCCGTAGCCTTGATGCCACCTCCGACGCTGTAGAGCGCCATATCGGACAGAACCTGCCGGATGATGCCGGAGTTCAGCTCCATCCAGCGCATCTTGCGCGTGGTTTCCAGACGGTCGAAGACCGTCATCGTCTTCTTGAAGTCGGTCGGCCACGATGACCAAATCCAAGAACGCTTGTTGCTGAACTTGGCGGACTCGAAATTAGAGAAGATGCCAGGGCCGCCAGTAGCCTGTTTCTTCAGAGGAGTGGAACCGCCAGTCTTGCCGGGGTTCTTTCGGGTAGTCTTTTTGCGCGCCATAGGTGTCAGAGTCCTCGGAAGTTATTCAATAGATTGCCCACTCGGCAACGGTCAATTGAACCATAAACTTCGGGCAACTTGATCTGCAGCGCATATCGGCATTCCAGTAGGATGGTCGGGGGGTCAATCGGCCAGTCCTTGCGGATGTCCGTACCAGAATCCCGGTACTCCATAATGGTCTTCCCCTCTTTGACGAGTGCGACGGCTTTAGCCTTGATCTCTTCGATATCGACTACGTCCAAGGTCATAAAGATGCCCTTGGGGGAGGTAGACCCACGATAATGCACGAATGCCATATGTCTTTGCCATCGGTCAAAAGGATAGCCTGTCCGCTACCAACAACGACACCGCTTGAGAGCCACCCAGGCGAATTATAGCGGACAGGCTACTCCTTCACCTTTGGCTTATCTTCGGCATTGTCAACAGTCTTCTCGTCGGTCGCGTTCTTGTTCTTACCCCTACCGACCAGTTTAGCCATCAAGGCCGGCAGGATTCCCATAGTTTCACAGTCCCAGATATGGTTAGGCCGCTCGCCGATTTGAACCCAGACTGGCTTCCCGGCATCCGTTGTCGTGCGGTGTTCGGACTGCATCTGCTTGCGGTACTCGTCCCCGGCATCTTGGGCGTAGGTGTGGTGTCCCAATCGGCGTAGCCGGGTAAGGGTATCCTTTAGCACCAGATTGGAGTACATAAACATTCGGCAGGACTGCTTGCCGACTTGGATAATCTTCGCTGGGGCGTAGGGGCGGTAGGCCACCTTCAACCCATAGGGGGTCTGGACTCGCCAAGGGAACTCATTGTTGCCGGAGCCTTTCGTAGCGTTCCAGCCGTTGGTAGCGCAATTACGATAGACTTCGTCCATATTTGGGCCGTCGCCGGAGTCCACAAAAACGAAGTTGGGGCTTACCTTGTGCTTGATCTGTTCAGCTCGCACCTGCTCCCAAGTGTCCACATACCCCCACCAGATTAGCCTGGACTTGCCTTCTACGCTCCAGGAGCGGACAAGGCAGAAGAACCCCTTTCGCTGTACGTCCACCGTGAGGAAGCGGAGCTTGATGAAGTTGGATGTGGTCAGCATCTCCTCCGTGTAAGGCGGAGGGGTAAGGCGACCTTGGTAGTTCGCCCCCTCATCCAGCCAGTCTTCCAACATCATATACCCGCTGGGTAGTACTTCTCCCCCGCCGTCATCCGGATCGTCGCTCCAGGGCAACGCTAGGCGCTTCTGCTTGAAGTCCCGGCGCTTGGTCTCGTCACCCCCTCCGTCAAAGGCTTGAGCTGCCTCGATGCACTCAACGGCTAAGTCCCCCCAAGAAAGCCCCCAGAGCATAGACAGGGCATTGAAGTGAAAACCCCGGCGACCTTTTGGTGCGGAAGGATTGAGGGGTACATACTCGGCGGTGGCAGCCATCTCTGCTCGGACGCTGTTGCGGTCGAGATAGGAGTGTTTGCAATGCTTGCACTCGTAGGTCGTGCCGGCCTTGACCTTGTCTAGATCCCAACCGTTGGCTGTCTTGGCTTCCTCCGGGTACTTAATCTGCACCCATTCAAAAGGCTGGCGGGTGTTGCACGACACGCAGGTGAACGACCATTCGCCCCGGTCTGTGGAATAAAATAAATCTGTGAACTCATCCCCATCCACGCCCCCCTGCGAAACGAACACGGACTTGCCCTGCCAAGTAAACGCCGTGCGTCGTGCAAGCGCTTGCTTGAGGTGACCTTTAGGCCATTGCCAGCACTCGTCACCACCCAAGAAACGAATGGATCGGCGTTGGAGATTGCGCTCATTGTTCGCACCTAGCACCCACGTCACATTGCGTTCAAACTGGGTGGTGTGCCACTTGCTACGATCAATCTGGGAAATGCGAGCCTTGGTGGACGGCGTGTTATCCCAAAGCGGACGGAGTCTTGTCTGCTGCCAGTCCTGTGCGTTCAAGTCCACGTCCTGGAGCAGGAGCATCGGGCCGGGTGTGCGCGACGGCACGAAGGCAGACCACAGCTCCAGCACCATAGACTTGCCGGACTGAACGTTGCCCATCACGACGATGGTCTCGACCTCTGGGTCTTGGAGCGCGCGGAGGATAGGCGCAAGATATGGAGTTGACTCTATGCGGAACGGCCCCGGTTGTGGGGAGTAAGGCACATTCTTGATGTTCTTCTCCAACCAGTCGATGATGTCACCGTCCGGGTCTGGCGCAAGCAGACTCCGAAGGGTGTTCTCAAACAGGGTCTCCGTCGGATTGGATTTCATCTGGTTTGTCTGTTGCGACCTCTTCCTTCGGAGTTTCCAGTACCACGATTTCCTGTACGGCCTCCTTGGCATCATCGGACTGACCCGCCAATCGGTTTAGGATATTGGTGATCTCCGTATCGATGGCTTTCATCGCCGTGCCTGGAGAATCCGGGTTAGCCTTGACGGCAATCTTCGTGGACAACTGGGTGAGTTCGTTGCGGATGGATAGGATGACCTTGCCAAATCGCTCGATGGCGGTCTGCGTCTTGATGTACTCTCTGGCAGCGATGTTGCGCGCGTGAAGTTCGCGTTCCAGGGCGACGAGGGTCTTGACCAGCTTGTCGTAGGTGGCGTAGCTCTTGGACTGGTTAGGGTCTTCGTTGCGAAGATCACGGCGGTACTGCTCGTAGGCTTCTGCCTTCAGTTGGCGGTGCTTCTCGACGATGGCTGCGAAGTCCTTGTCGGAGTCGTCCACCTGCTGGTCTGGCGTGAGGTTCTGATCCCGGCGAGCGGATCGTTCGTTGTACCAAGCCTCTGCTTCCTCGATACTGTTGGTGGGCATCCCCGAACGGATGAAGCCGTTGATGGTCTGGCGCGCGAGTCCTAGTCGCTCGGCGATGTCTACAGGTCTGACACTCATTTCTTCTTGGTCATAGCCCTCTGACGAATCTTGTCACAGGTTGATTCAGTCCGCATATAGATGCTTGGTGCGATGCCTAGGCGCTTCTGGACTTTCTTAACGCGCCAAGAAATGGTCGCTTTGGAAACTCCGTATTTCTTGGCGACATCAGCCATCGACTTGTAGTTGCGGTATCCAAGGGCGATGCGGACGCAGTCGTTGTTCATCATCACCTTCGGCTCGAAATCGCAGTCGAAGGCGTCGATGACCTTGGCGATAATGGAGGCGAGTGATCCGTAGACGCCGGCCTTGCCGTCCTCGTCCTTGCGGAAAAACTCCTGCATCGACAGGCGGTTCTCGTAGGAGTCGCCGTAGATGTAGCGATGGGGCAGAGGAGGCTCGGCGTTGGTCGGGTTGCCTGGATCTACTCCGGCTGCCTTGAGCGCCTCCAGCTCCGCCGGGTGGAGCCGTGCGATGAACTTCTTCCACTCCGCTGACAGGGCGTCGCTCACGGATTCTTGAACTTCTCTAATTGGTGGAGTACGAGCGTGAGTTCGGCAGCATCCTCGACCAGCCACTTTGCCCTATCCTTAGCCTTCTTGGTCAGTTTGTCGCTGGCTTGGGCGGCCATATATGCCTCGATGAGGTGCTGCGCGACATTGGATACGACCTCTTTCGAGGCGTCGAGCTGCTCCATTTCGGAAGTCGTGAATCTCAAGGCGAGGTCAACTTGAAGGTATTATACCAGGCGGTCAATGAATTTCACCGACGGTGTACATCGAGTTCTTGTCCTTGATGAAAAGGCCACGCCCGATGCAGAGCCTGACTAGACACCAGGCGCGGGTGGAGTTCAAGTCCTCGCCGTAGACGGAGTTCCAGTTCTCGGCGACCTGATCTCTGAGCCGGGTGGCGGTCATCGGTTCGGTCGGGAGCATATGGGTGATCGCCTGTACCTGGCGCACCCGCTCGTCGGCCTTCATGATCTTGGCGGTGTTGAGGGCGTCCAGGTGGGAGGACATCGCCTCCCGCTTGTCGCGCCACTTAGCTCGCCAGTAGTTGGCGTAGTGGGGCCGGCGCTTCTTGTGTTTTGGGTCGTTGTTCATCGTGAGGGGGGAGGGGGAGGAAGAGAAAGGGACTCCTTTCGTAGTCCCCGAAGGGAGACGTACAGAAAGGGGAAGGGCGATAGCCCGACCTTTCTCAATATTACTATATAAGGCGCTAGCCTTATGTAATATTATGTTGGGATATATGAAATGCTATATGCTTGGATATATGCAAGTCACAGATATACCGACGTATATCAAGAACAAGCATTTTCTGCACAATACCCCCGCCTTTTTTCCGGGGTGCAGCGTCTTCGACGCCCCCCTCCCCCACCCCCCCCTAAGAGATTCCTTGCGGGGGAGCTTGGGGCAGCCGGAGCCGGGGCCGGCTCGCCGAAGATCCCCGGAAACGAAGCGACCCCAGTCGCCTGGGGTCGTCGTGCGCTGGACTGGTCTCGCGTAGGCTAGAGGAGAGCGTCGAGGCCGTCGCAACTGCGGAGGTACTCGGTTGCCGGATCTTTCAGGTTCGCCTGGAGCCGGTAGTAAGTCATCCGGCGGTCTGCCAGGTCCTGCGTGTAGATGGCTGCAGCCTCATAGAGCGACTCAAGGGCGGGGGTCTCTTCCAGGTCGGCGACGCTGATGCCGGGAGCGTGTTGACGGAGGAGCCGGGAGCAAGCGACCTTGCCCATTTGGACGGCGTAGAGCCATTGCCCCCGGTTGCGGTCGAAGCCGTTCATGATCGCCGTGCGCCGGTATGCCTCCAGCCTGGCAAGGGCAAAGGTGTTCCCCTTCGCCTGGTGTGCCTTGCTTCCCTTCTTCGGCTTGTTGCCTCCGTTCGCTTCGTCGGTCGCTTCGTCGAGAATGTCGTCGTACACCTTCCAGGTCAGGGTCGATGCCAGGCGTTCGTCGGCAGCCTCCGGCGTGTCGTGGTCGAAGCCGGGGGCGTAGAGTTCGCGCACGGTGATCTTCCAGTATCCCGCCAGGTCGGGACGGCGAGCGAAGAGCTCGGAGGCCTGGGGGAAGTTGAGGTATGCCTCCGGCAGCGTCGGCAGGTCGTAAGGCCTGGGGATCGTGCGGAGGTGGGCCGGCGTGGGGTGTTTGCTCATTTGGTTGCGTGGGTGGAAAGGTTGCGCCAGTAGAGGGTTTTGATCTCGACCGCCAGGCCGAGCTCGCGTGCGCGTTCCAGGTCGTCGAGGTTCAGGGTCTTCTTACCGAGAGCCTGGGCGAGCGTGTAGGCTCGTGGGCTGATGGGGTAGAGCATCAAGGCTCCGTAGACCGGGCGAGGTTCGACGACGACGGCTTCCGTCGTGGCGAGCGGGCCGAAGTCTCGACGCATTCCGACCGCCAGGTCGGCGAGCGGTCGAGCCGGGTAGGTGTGGCCGAGGTCACACTTCGACAGGTCGAAGCGGGGGAGCGGGTTGTAGGGTGTGGTCATAGGATTAAGAGCGAGAGCGAATGCCGGACTGAACGGCTTTGCAGGTTCCTCGGAGCGAGCCGAGACGGATCACCAGGTCGTTAGCCTGTTTCTCGACGGCTTCCAGCCAGCAGTCGGCGATTCCGGCCTGGTAGTCCGTTGCGCCTAGCAGGTCGTCAACGGCGTGGCCGTTCGGCTTCTCCAGGTAAATGGAAGCAAGGCGGGCAGCCTCTTCGGCGTGGTCGATGTTGAGACGGATCTCCCGGCTCACTTCGTCGGCCTGGTGGATCATCTTGCGGAGGGAGCGAAGGCTCGCCTGGATTTGGTCGTTTGTCATTTTGGTATTTTGGGGGAAAGGGTTACTCGCTCAGGTCTTCCGGGTTCGGGATCACAATCTCGTGCCTGGCGAATTCGAGAAGCACCAGCAAATCCCAATGCGTCAGTTCGGCGTGATGCAGGTCGAAGGTCTCTTCGATGACGAAGAGGTCGTGGTCGCTGACGAAGAGAACGGCGGAGCCGTCGTGCGCTTCGATGCGGTTGAGCGTAGTCCGGCAGCCAGGCTTGAGCCGGATTTGATCAGCGTGAGGAGTGAAGTGGAGCGTTGCCATTTTGGTTCGCGTTAGATGTTTCCGGCTTCGCTCTCGATCTCCAGCGAAGCGACCAGCAGGTCGATTTGATCGGCTCCGGCTCGCTCCATATAGAAGGCCATAAGAGCGTCGGCGAGTTTGTTAGCCTTCGCCTCCAGGCTCTCAGCCTTGGCCGGTCGGTTTGCGAGCTCGGCGTGGAAGGCCTGATTGAACAGGCGGAGCGAACGCTGTTCCAGCGCTTCGATTTGATCTTCGGTAGGGTTGAACATAGTCGGCTAGGTGTAGGGAGAAGTGTGGAGCCTGACAGGCTCCAGGCAAGCGTCTTCCCAATCTTTTTAGCAAAATCTTTTGCCAGGGTTTGGATCAGGCGAACCGGGAAGCCGGAGCCGTGCCAAGTGACCGGGCAGCCGAAAGATTTTTCGCGGAATTTTTCCGGCGCTTCCGGGTCGCTTAAAGGTGTTTTATCAAAATGCCTTGGCGAGCCTCCCAGGCCCCTAGGATCGCATTTTTCATTTCCGAAGGGTAAGGTAGCCACGACTTGAGGATTTTGGGGGGTGTACTGAAGTCGTGCCAAGTCGTCGCCGGGTCGTCGGAAAGTTTATAATATTTATATGATCAATTTCCGGTCATATTCAGGAGCCGTGCCAAAGTCCCCGGCTGTCAGTAAATTTGACAAAATGTCTCTATGTCAAAATCCTCAAAAGTGAAGGGTAGTATATGCCTTTTTTGAATTTGCGTTTTAAGGGGCCTGGGAGGCTCCTGGAGCCGTTTTGTTTTATTATACATTTTTGACACTTTTTCGGTGATCCTCCGAGAGTTTGGCACGGCTCCGGCTACGCGCACGCTCGCCCCCATCAAATAGTTTGACAGGGAGGCCGGCAGCCGAACGCTCTCCTATGCAATGAATACACCCTACCAGTCACCGCTCGCTCAGGCTTTCCGCCTGGCTGAGAAGATCAACCTACGCTCCGGGAACGCTCTCCAGCAGTCCCAGGCTCTCCTGAAGATCACAACGCCGGGACGCTTGCTACGCTCCGACCGCATCGCTCTCGACTATGTCGCTCGATCCGCCGACGAAGCCCAGGCTTCGGCTTGTGAGCTAGAGAAGATCCTCGCCGACGCTCTCCCCTTGCTCGCCGACTACCAGGCGGCCGTCGAGCGTCAGGTCGCCGAGCTCGAAAGGGCCGCAACCTGTTGCGACACCTACACGACGACCAGCGCACGACTTGAGAAGGCAGCCAACGCGAAAGCCGAGGCAGCCGTCGCTCTCGCCGAGTATCTCACTAACATCCGCCCGACGCTCTAATATGATCCTCCCCTTCTTCGAACCGAACCTCGACGGACTGACGAACGACGACCTGGCGGTCGTCGCCGTCGTCGCCTGGTTCGTCGTGGCGCTTCTCGCTCTCGCTCACTTCACCAGCATCCGCAAATGATCACGGAAAAATTCCACGTTACCCCTAAGTCTTCCAACGCGAAGACCGGGGATATCGTCGTGACGACTTCGACGGCGACGACCTGTCCCCCGGCGTGTCCCCTCAAGAAAGAATGCTACGCTAAGAGCGGCCCGCTCGCTCTCCATTGGGGAGCCGTGACGAAGGGCAGCCGAGGCTCGACCTGGGAGCCGTTCCTCGACGACCTGGAGCGAGCCGTGCGCAAGGCTCCAGCCGGCCAAGTGTGGAGGCTGAACCAGGCGGGCGACCTACCAGGCTCCGGCAACACGATTGACGGCTTCCGGCTTCTCGACCTGGTGCGCCTGAACGCTCGCTCCGGCGGTCGTGGCTTCACCTACACGCACAAGCCGATCCTGGCAGCCGACGCTCTCCCAGGCTCATCCGGCGTTTCCGACCTGAACCTTGCGCTGATCCGTCACGCGAACCGGGCCGGCTTCACCGTCAACCTTTCGGCTAACAGCCTGGAACACGCCGACCGCATTATCGACACGACCTGGCGAACCGGGGGCCGGCTCCCGGTCGTCGTCTTGCTCCCTTCCGACGCTCCGGCGAGCCTGGTAACCCCAGGCGGTCGCCGGGTCGTCACCTGTCCTGCCCAGTTACGCGAAGGGGTCACCTGCAAAACCTGTCGGCTCTGTAGCCGATCCGACCGCTCAGTCGTCGTCGGCTTCCGGGCGCACGGCTCCCAGGCTAAGGGGGCGAGCCGGATAGCCCAGGCGACCGCCTGAGACCTGGCAGCCGATCCTGACAGCAACACGCGACACGACGCTGATAACAACCTGACACTAACACCTGACGAGCTCACACCGGGCTGTCAAAACTTTTCCAAAAAGCTCATTTGGACAAAATGACGCTGCCGGATCAT